AAAATTTTACCAATATTATCACTATCTGGTATCAGAATAGCATCTTTACCATGAACAGTTGTAACAGTTGTTACACCAGGAACAGAACGATAACTATATCCATCATTGCCTACTTCAATTCTATTAATAGGACCAAGTGCACTCAATGAAGAAGTAATATAGGTTGGATCAGAGTTGGTTCTATTATAAGATGAAACAGATGGCTTCTTAGCAATAGAATAAGAGAAAGTTGTTGAACCAATTCCACTTACATTAAAGATTCCATCATACTGGCTTCTAACAAGATTAATTTGATTATTGGGAATAACATCAGTGTCTATAACAATACCTGCCTGATTCTCTCTAATAATCTCCTCATTAATAATCTTAAAATCATACCAGAGATTTACAGGAGTGTTATCTGTAATACCAATAGTAAGATTTGCATCTGCATCAATACCAACCTTACCCGAGGTTGTAACTTCAAAATCTCTTGTAAGACCTGAGGATACATATCTGTTTAAGAACTCAGAGTCTCTGAAGATCTGCATCTCAAATGCAGAGTAAATATTTCCCTGTACTTCAAATGATAGAGAAGGATCACTCAAATCAAATTTGAGATTTCTACCTCTTTCAATATCTACAAGAGGATTTACAAGAGAAAGAGTACCAGCTTGGCCTGTTGTTAAATCAACAAAGAGTGGATTCTCTCTATCCAACTCAAATCTATCTTCAACCAATCTGATTCTATTCAGAGTGTAATTAAACACATAATACATTTTCTCATTTTCCATACCACCAGGGGGTGTTCCAGTGGTTGTGAAGATTACCTTATCACCATTTTTAAAATTATTATCACTTATCAGAATTGTGTTATCAACAACATCAACATCACCAGCGGAGAATGTAACTGGATCAAACACAATTCTTCTATTGAATTCATTATACTTAACAGTTACTGTTTTGATTGCAGAGGGTTTTACAAAGATCTCAACTTCATCTCTGATAGTTAAACCATGAGTTGATGCAGTTGAAACAGTAACAGTGTTCTGAGTTACATCAGATTTAATCACATCGCTCAAATTAGTTCTAAAGCTATGGAAAGTACCTGTTCCAATACCAGCAAAGAACATCAAACCAACATCTGTTCCAACACCAGTGTAAACACCTGTGGTTCCTAATCCAACTTTGTTAGTAGCGATACCAATGATATCTTTAGTGAAGGGAGCAGCGTAAACAACTTCAAAGTTGGTTAGGTTTTTGTAACCAGAATCACCTTCTGCAAAGATCTGAATTGAAGATCCGCCATTAGTTCTATATTGAAGTTCATCATTAACATTCAATCCATGATTAGGTAAGAATAGTTGTTGAGGCTGTAAGAATACAAATGACTTTCCAACACCAGGATCATTGAAAAATACAGTTGTACCACTTCCAGTTGCACCTAATACAGTTGCAACTCCAACAGAGTCGGCAGGGTTGAAATAAATTTCTTCATTGAGATTGAGTGGTTTCGTAGTATTGATTCCAGGAACACTGAAACTAAACTTTCTTGGATCTTCAAGAAGAGCAGTTCTACTTGTATGAGCGAAACCAGATGTACCATCCTGTGCTCTCAGAACACGAATTCTTTCAGAACTACGATCAATATTAAGAACTTTAACTCTCTCTTGATCAATAGTGAGGATATCATTTGGTCTTATAAAGGGAAATGAAAGTTCTCCAGAAACATAGAAATATGTTGCAATACCAGTTGTAGATACTGTAGGAATACCAAGTGTTGTAACGAAGTTATCAGAACGAACACCTATTGTGTAAGAACCAGGGAATCCCTTGAAGTAATTGCTTAATCCATCAATAACAACAATCTCATTTCCAAGAAATCCATGAGGAACACTTGTAAAACCAATAAATTGATTAATGTTAGAATTTGATTTAAATTCAACAAGAGTGAACTCAGTGGAAGCAACACTTACAGTGTTTACTATCTTACCATCGATTCTTGAAACCTTTGCTTGTGCTGATGAACCACCTGTAGCATTGTTATCAAAAACAATCTTATCCTTTACCTTATAAAGATTACCACCTGTTGTGATACCAACAGATTTTACACCTCCAATTGAGGTTGCAGTTATTTCAATTGTTTGAGGTTTAACCTTATCAGAATTGAAAATATAAGGATACGAGCTGAATGAATCATTTGTATGATATGGAAGGGTATTTCTATACCATCTTTCTTCTACAAGATCATAATCAGTTTGATTAGAAGATGAAGCATAGTTGAACTGATTAGGTTTTGATTTAAAACTTTCACCTATTACAAATGGGAACTGAGGTCTCTTAAAGCTTTGGAATGGACCAGAGGAATCAACACCTTTCTCAATAGGCATAAAGTAAGCATAAACACCATCTGGATAATCAGGTGTTTTACCAAATCTTCCATTATGCACATCAAGATCACCTTCACCAGTAAACTTATAATCATTAGTAAAGAAACCAGCTGGCCAAATATTTGTAGGTGGTCTATTTTCTTGAATACTAATTGAATATCCTGATCTAAGTTGTTTAACTGTGCTTACTTCTGTAGTTTCATAACCATAAGCACCATAGATTGGATTTCCATCATAAGCCCAACCAAGAATAGGTGAGTGGCTAATACTATCCTGTTCTATACCATTAATTTGAACAAGATCAGGAATTCCATATCTAATGTTACCATCGCCAAACCTACCGTATGAAGATTGTCTGAGAGCCCTTGGGCTATACAATGAGTATACTTGTAGTTCTTCACCATCAATATTTGTTTCAAGAATAGTATCATCATTTGTAAAGATATCAAAATTCTTTGCAAAGAGGTTCACTCTCCACCTTGTAATATCAGGAATACCTGCACCAGCAAAACCAGCTTCCTGAACTAAGATAGTTGTGTTTTCTGAATTGTAACCTGCACCACCACTAATGATCTTAACATCACTGATACGACCATTACTAATAATAGGTGTAATTTTAGCAGCTGTTCCAGAGCCAGAAATAATAAGATCAGGAGTAGAGTTGTAACCATTACCACCTGAGTTTATAATAATATCAACGATTACACCATTACTTACAACAGGAGTAAGAATAGCTCCTTCTCCACTCTTAAACGAAACAACAGGTCTTCTATTAAGATTAAGAATAGTTGAGGCTCCATATCCTACACCACCTGTACTAAGATCTATTGAATCAATACTTCCTCTGAATAGTGGAATGATCTTAGCATTGAAGTCTTGTGAATATGCAGAAGATACACCTGTAACTCCTTCAACTGTTGCAACGATAGGTTCATAGTTAAAAGATCCAGTTCCTTCAGAAAGAATATTAACAATAACATTATTATCATAATAGTATTCTTTGTAAGTTGAACCTGTTCCTACCAGCGACAATTCAAATTCATCATCATTAATCTTTTTAACATAGTACTTTTCATTGGTTGATAATCCAATAATATCACTACCATCATAAAGAACAATCTGTTTATTCTCATAACCATGATCCTTAATATTAACACGGTTGAGTGCTGTACTAATACCAGTATCAGAATTTATAAATCTCTTTTTATTTTTGTACCCTTCACCACGATCTGTTACAATAACATCAGTTACAATTGCTTTTCTGTTTGATGATTCAAAAGCTTGAACAGCAGAACCATAATTGGAAAGGTTTATGGTGTTGATGCCAACATTTGCATTGTTGAAAGTAGTGTGAAGTTTGATTGTTGTTCCATCAACTACTTCAACAAAGTATCTTGAATCAGATGAAAGACCAGCAATTACTTGATTACCAAATGATTTGTAGAAAACTTCTTCATTGTCTCTAAACTTATGGAATGTTCCAAACCCAATTGTATCTTCACCAAGGTTTACTTGCCCAGCAGTTTCTTCTGCATTGAAACTTACTTGATGCTTGATGAAAGACATCTGAACAGAAGCTGAAGCAACTCTAATTGGATCACCACCAGTGATCTTAACAATTGGTTTCTCAACATAATCAAAACCAGTATCACTGATCAGTATATCTTTTAGATCACCACTCACTGATACTTCACCTGTAGCACCAGTTCCAACAGTATCAACAATACTTAATGCTGGAGGATTAATAACATCATAGTTGTTACCACCCTCTCTTATATTAATTTTTGTAAGAGGACCATAAAAAACTTCATCCTTTGATTTATAGCTTAAGATCTCAACACCATTTATTAATATACCAACACGACCAGGGTCAGTATCATAAGTTCCAGATTCATTGTTGGGTGTTGTAACCTCTCTTAAAATCTTCTGAGCTTCTACTTGTTTATTAAAGAAAGGATAGTAACTAAATTTATTATCTACAACAAATCCGTTTAAGGTAACATATTCTCCTGCATACAAATCAGAAGTTGATTTACTCAACTGAATTCTTGAAGAATCAAGTCTATTCACATAATATACACCCTCACTAACACCAGTAAACTGTGATATAATCTCAGTAGTGATAACTTGTCCATCAACGTTGGTAATAGTTTGAATTGTTCTTCCATGGTTATAAAAAATAGCATCACCTGTCCAAAAACCATGATCCCTGTTTGTGGTGAGAACAAGAATAGTTTTATCGGTTCCAGTAGAATCACCAGTAAAAGTGATAGATTTGTTTGATGGATCTATCGGAATATTATCATAAAAAGGAATTGAATTTGATGCAATCAGCACATCATCTGATTTTGCATAAGTGTTTTGAATATTCGCAATGTTGTTGTTTAGCGAATCATACTTAATAGAATTACCTCTTAAGATCTGATTTTCAAAACTATAAATGTTATCAACATTTATTGAACTATTCAGTTTAACCTCAAAACTTTTTTCTCCAGTAACTCTGGTAACTGTGCCAGAGAAAGTAGGTCTGGCGTTTTCAGTTAAGTTTGTGAGAACAATTCTATAACCTTTATAGAGATTGATTTCATCCTCAGTTGTAATTAAATACTTATTTTCAGCACTATCAGTTTCAATTATGTTTAATACATCCCACTGTGTTTTAACATTAAAATACCAGTTATTTGATGGGATGGTATTAGATTCCAATCCAAGTGATTGAATATTAACAATATCACCTTTATTATAGTATCTGTTATCTTCATCATATTTTAAAGTCTTCAGGGCAGCTGCAACACGAACTCTGATTTCATTTTCAGTTGTAAAACCTACATAACCTACTGAATAATTATTTTGTCTAACATCTGTTTTTTCACTAATATTTTCAATAATATCAACACCAAAGAATTGATTGATATTCTTACTTGTATAGTTTGTAATTATATCTTCATCATCTGCATTTTTTAATACTAAACTTCCACTTTTTGCAAACCCAACAGTTGAATCAACATCAATAACACTTGAACCAACAGATACATTGTTTAGAATTTTAGTTTTAGGATTTGTTTCAAACTTACTATAGATTGAACCTGTGGTGTTAGTATCTCTTTGATATCCATAATCAATTGAAGCTTGGAAATACTGACCCTCATTGTAAACAAGAGGGATGATATTGGAAACAGAACCCCTTGCACCAGTTGATCTCTGATACAATGTTCTATTTAAAAGTTCCAGAGGATTTCCTGTAATTGATTCAAGGATGATATCTTGAGTTACTCTATAGTTTGCATCAGAGGGTCTAAGCAGATATTTACTTGGACGAATAACTTCTACATCCTTTCCATATAAAGCATTGAAAAGAATCTTGAAGGCACTATCAGTACCCTTTGAGTTATAGAATGAATTAGAACCAAATATGAAATTTCTTTGATTTACACCCCCATCAAACTTACGATCAGAGAATCCAGGAGTTATTTGTCCTTTGAGCTTCTTAAAGAACTCCTGAAGAAAGATAACATTCAGATTTTGAATTGTTGCACCCTGAGAGTGTTTTGAAATTCTGGTTTCTTCAAATACTAATTGATCAGGATTGTTAGGGCTAATATAAGAAGTAATGCCACTAAACCCTCTTATACATCCCTCAAAGTTAAAATCAGTTTTTGTTTTATAGAATATAATTTCATTATCAATTTTAAGAAGACCATTAGTATCAGGAAAACTATCTGTAAAGTTTCCATCAACACTAGTTACAATAGTTTTATCCTGAAATCCCAAATCGGCTCCAAGAATTGATTCAGTTTCTAACTGAAAGAGTTGATCAACCTTTACATACTGATCAAGGTTTTGAATAAGATCAATGTTTCCACCTTGAATTTCTTGAGAAAGATAATACTGTTCAAGAAATTCTTGAAGCAGAGGAAAATCATCCTGAACATATCGAGGTAGTTGGCTCGATAATACGTCTTGAAATTGAACTCTATTCTCTGCCATTGCTTATTAGTATGAATATGAACCGCCACCGCCACCGCCGCCAGAAGGTGTTGGAGATGGTGAAGGTGTGGGTGAAGAAGGAGTGGGTGAAGATGGAGTAGGAGTTGGTGTAACTAAAGTTACAGACTGTTGAGTAACTGGAACAGAAGTAGGTGTGGTTCTTACAATTCTTGAAGTTGTTGAAACTACAGTAGATGTAGGATTAACTACTTCAACTCCTCTTACCAAAGATGTAGATGAATAACTGGAGGAAGAGAGATAATTTGTACCTGAAGTATTTTCACCAGTTGAGATCTGATCAATCAAAACACGAACTTGAGAACCACCTGAATCAAGTTGTAGATAAAGATCCTGTAATCCAATAACATCATTTGAATGTGGAATAGCTGAAATCTCAATCAAAGGAGTATTTCGATTTACGAGTGTTGAAATTATCTTGATGGGTGAGAGTCTAATCTCTCCCTTTACATAATCAATCACACCCACATTTCTCTTTACAATAACTGGTTCAGTAGGAGAGTTTAACTTAAACAGAAAAACAGTGCCAGTGCTTAAATCTGAATTTGGTTGATCACCCAAATAAACAGTATCATTGATACCACTTACTTTGAATCCAGTAGATCTTATATTATAACCAACCAGTGTTCCATTATACACTGGTGTAGTACCATGATTACGAATGTGGAATCGATTACCAAAACAAATTTCATAATCAGCAAACTGATTAAGTTTTGCTTCAAGATCTCTCCTGATTCTAACTGTTGTGATATTTGATGTAATTGATTCATTACTATCATCAACAATCTTCTGGAACTTGGAGTATTTGAACCTTGCTCCAAACTTATTTAACTGAGTAGAATTAGCGTATTTTTGAATGTTATCATTTACAACTGTTCTTACAAAATCACCAGAAGGTGTAAGGTTTGAATTATAATAAACTGAGGTATCAACCTCCACATATAGGTATTTAAGATCAATTATTTCAGTATCAATACCAGCTACAGTGTATTTCCTAAGTTCTCTTCTTATATTTTCTTTAATACTTTCTGGTACAAATATACCTTGTGTGGGTTTAATACTTACCAATACCTTTCCATACTGTGGTGGATTCATTGTTTCACCACCATAGGCTGATACTGATTCAGTTTCAGGATAAATCTTAGGAATCAATGCTTCATAATCTGAAGAAGTTACTGCTCTATTCTGTGAAGAATAGATCATAGGTGCGTATGTTTTAATACTCTCAACAGATTCAATACTACTTCCACCATAGGAAGGTTCATTTACTGTGATAGCTGAGAATGATCTTGAGTTAAGTTTAGCTCCATTCTGATCAATACAACTACCAGAGAACCTCATGTTCTGAATTCCATTACCATCTTCACCATTACTAATCACATAACCAACTTCAATGAAGTTTGGTTCCTGAAGACCAACACCAAGAATACCATCACCAAACATCAATTCATATCTTTCTCCTTCAGTTTCTTGTAAGAAATAAACTGCTGAATTTGGATTCAAATCAATCAAACTATTATATTGTTTGAATGATCTTTGAACACTGGATCGTTCTGATTCTTTAACATTTACACGAATCAAACTTGAATCAATTCCAGCGTTTGTTAAAATATATTTTTGATTTGGTGTACGACTACTTACAGAAAAAGTTTGAGTAATATAAGCTCCTTCATAAACATCAATATTATTAAAGTTTGCATAACCAGAAGAATTTACAGGAACTGTAATATCATCTGGAATTGAGAAAGTAAATGTATTTCTATTAAACTTTGAAGTATTTCCAACGATACCTGCTTTCAATGTAACTGATACTACATTGGTATCAGATGCATCAAAAGAAAATGAAATATTTGATACGGCTGCTTTTCTTGATCGAGGTACATAACCAATATTTCTTGCCAATGATACAACGTTCTCTCTCAATGTTGCACTATCAATAAACACCTCATTCGTCACCATATTGGCGTTATACGAATTAAGATAAGTATTATATGCTAATGTATTGATAATCGTAGATAAGTTCGACCCTTCATAATCATAATCAGTGAAGTTTGAATTCGCTTTCAGATAATCACGAAGAGAAGCTTTGATTTGCTCAAAGTCTACGTTGCTAAAATTAACTAGTGGCATCTTACCTAGTCGGTACTAATACAACATTGAGTTCTTGTATTGGTAAATCTTTACCAATAATATAATAACGTATTGTTACATTTAAATCATTTGAATTAAGTGTATTGATATCATTTAACTGTTGAACATCAACACTTTCTAAACGAATACGAGGTTCATATCGATTCAATGTAAATTCAATTTCTGATTTAATTTGAATAATCGTAATCACATCATTATTTTCAAATAACATCTCATTCACTCGACAACCAATGTTTGGTTGAAAAGGAATATCACCAGGAATTGTAAAGATTAGATTACGAATTGAACGAGCAATAGCATTCTCATTTTTCAAAGCAATCAGAAATTGAATTTACATTGAATCGATATGAACCTCGTATTCGTTTAGAAAGT